TTGTTCTACCTGCAGGAGCTGTAGGAACACCAGCACTAACGACATCCGGCGACTTAAACACAGGCATTTTCTTTCCCTCAGCAGATACAATAGCATTTACTGAAGGTGGAGCAGAAGCTATGAGGATAGATAGTTCTGGGAATGTGGGGATAGGAACAACAAGTGGTTTTTCTGGAAGAATTACAATTTCAGATCCCAATAAAATTTTAAACAATAGAGGAAATTTAAATGTTTTTACAAGTGATTCACAAGCAATAAATTTAGGTGGTCAAATTGGATTAGGTGGTTTAAATGGCTCTGGTGGTGCGGCAGATCCCTATCCTTTTGCTGTTTTAAAAGGTGCAAAAGAAAATTCTACATCTAGTAATTTTGCTGGTTATTTATCCTTAGGCACAACCAATTCTGCTGCTGATGTAACAGAACGCATGAGAATAGACTCTAGTGGTAATGTGTTGGTAGGAACTACAAGTTCACCTGTTTCAGCAAGAATTGCATCTTCTTTTTTAAGTTCATCAAGTATTTTTGGCTCTGTTTTTATTGATTCTCAAAGCAATAATACAGCTATATTTTGTCAATTTAGAAATAATACTGATGCTTTAGGTTCAATAACAAATAACAATAATACTGGAACTGCTTACAACACTACATCAGATTATAGATTAAAAGAAAATGTAAATTACAACTTTGATGCAACAACAAGATTAAAACAATTAAAACCTGCAAGATTTAATTTTATTGTAGAACCAAATAGAACAGTAGATGGTTTCCTTGCACATGAAGTACAAGACATTATACCAGAAGCTATTACTGGAATTAAAGATCAAGTAGAAGCTATTGGTAATATTACAGATGTTGAAGGAAATATTATAAGAGAAAATGTTACAGAACCCTATGAATTACCTGAAAATCAAACTTGGACACAAACAGGAACAAGACCAGTCTATCAAGGAATAGACCAAGCTAAATTAACACCTATTTTAACTAAAGCATTACAAGAAGCGATTGCTAAGATTGAGCAACTAGAAGCAAGATTAACAACTTTAGAGTCTTAACACATCAAAGAACATGGTACAATAAATGAACCATCTTCGTAAGTTTGAATTACAGTATTAGATAATACTTTAGCAAAGGTACTTGCTCTTATAATATCATTAGCTTGAACTTTAGCAGTTCCATCTCCACTAGATTGTAGTAAGTCGCCTTTAGATACAGTTTGTCCAGCTTTAATTCTAACCACATAAGAACCAACTGAAGCAACATAAAAATCATTATTAATTAAATCATCATTATCCCAAGCACTAAATACACCATACACATTCTTAGCTTCAACTGTATCAGATATTTTAGACATGACGTGTTTTACATCTACTTCTTTTACGATAGTTGCTTGATAATCTGTTCCTTCAAAATTGTATGTAATAACATCACCTTCTTGTTCATTAGCTTTTAATGCGTAAGGTTTTTTCTGTAAGTTATTTTCATTGTCTGTAAATTCTGCATTATACCAGTCAGTCATCTGGTCTAAGGATTCTAAAACTGTTCCTCTTAATACATCTGGTTTTGATTCATCTATAAATCTTGACCAATGCGTTCCTGTAAATCCATTATATGATACTGTTGAACCCGATACTCCAATTGATCCTTCTGTATTTCCAGCTTGTTGAAAGATAACAAGATCGCCATCATTAGTTAATCTATTAATAACTAAAACGTGTAGCGAATCTCTAGCGAAAAATGCTGTTCCAGCTGTTTCTAACTGACAACCAGCAGTAGTTGGACTAAGATTTGAGGAAGAACCTACTAATAACCTATCAGATGTTATTCTCATGCGTTCTTGGTTTGAACCAGAATCAGAAGTATAAAAAGTTAAATTCATTGGGGTAACAGCTGTTCTACCACCAGTACCAATTCTTCCTTCTGTTGATGAAGGTGTAAGAATATATACAAGACCATTAGCTTGGTCTCCAAAATAACTTGTACCTCTAACATCTAATTTACCAGATGGAGAAGTTGCTCCAATACCCACATTACCAGAACTATCTATCCTCATAGCTTCTGTTCCACCTTCAGTAAATGCTATTGTATCTGCTGAGGGAAAGTAAATACCGGTGTTTAAGTCGCCGGATAAATCGTTTGCTATTTTGAACATTAAATGTATATTTAATTGAGTATCTAATATAACTAACACCTAGCATTTTTAAAGAAAGGTGGTAAAATAAACATATGCCACTAAAAAAGATACCATTAAAAGCAGGATTTAATAAACAAGACACATCAACGGCCGCAGAAGGTCAGTGGATTGATGGAGATTTTGTACGCTTTCGCTATGGCTATCCTGAAAAAATTGGTGGCTGGCAACAAACTACATCTTCAAGATTAGCAGGTTCAGCAAGAGAAATCTTAACTTGGACTGCATTAGATGGTAATCGTTATTCAGCTATTGGTACTAATAAATTATTGGTTATTTATTCAGATGGTGTTTTTTATGATATTACCCCACTTGGAACAGCTTTAACATCTTGCACATTAACTTCAACTACAGGTTCAGCAACAGTAACTGTTACTAAAGCAAGTCATAATTTATCCGTTGGAGATTATATTGTATTCACCTCACCATCTCTAGCAGGAGGAGGTGCTACAACTTTTAGTAATGCTAATTTTACAACAAATCCTTTTGAAATTATCTCTACTCCAAATTCAAATTCTTTCACAGTAACGATGCCAACAACAGAGGGTGGAACAGGAATGTCAGGAGGTGGTTCTACTATTACCACAACTCCTTATGTAACTATTGGACCACCATTTCAAATTTCAGGATTTGGTTGGGGTGCAGGAGTTTATGGAGGACTTACTCCAGGATCTTTACAGAATCAATTAAATGGAGCTATTGATGCTATAGTAACAACTATTACAGTTGATTCTACAACTGGCTTTGCTAATACTGGAACTTTATTAATAGATTCAGAATTAATTACTTACACAGGAAAAACCGGAACAGATTTTACAGGATGTGTCAGAGGTGCAAGTGGAACAACGGCTGCATCTCATTTAGATAATACAACTGTTTTTGATGCTTCAACTTTTGTTGGCTGGGGACAGGCTGCAACTGTTGGAGTTACTTTATCACCCGGACTCTGGTCCCTTGATAATTTTGGACAAATACTAGTTGCAACTATTAAAGATGGTAAAACATTTTCATGGAATCCAGGTGTTGCAACACCTCTTTTAAATAGAGCAACTGTTATCTCAGGTGCCCCAACGGCTTCTGTAATGAGTATTGTATCAGATCGAGATCGTCATTTATTTTTACTTGGAACAGAAACAACCATTGGAACACCATCCACTCAAGATCCAATGTTTATAAGATTTTCAAATCAAGAGGACTTTAATACTTATACTCCAACTGCAACAAATACTGCAGGAACATTTAGACTGGATACAGGTAATTTTATTGTCGGTGCTATACAAGGAAAAGATTATATCTTTGTTTTAACCAATGCTGCAGCTTATGTTATTCAGTTTGTTGGTCCTCCATTTGTATTTTCTGTCCGACAAGTTGGAACAAACTGTGGTTGCATTAGTCAAAATTCAATTGTTTATGCACAGGGTGCGGTTTTCTGGATGGGATTTGGAGGAGGCTTCTTTGTCTACGATGGAACCGTTAAACAATTACCATCTCTAGTTGAAGATTTTGTATTTACAACCGGTGGAACTAATTTAGGAATTAATTATGGTAATTCTGATATTATTTATGGTTCTCATAATAATTTATATAATGAAGTTATTTGGTTCTATCCAAGTGAAAATTCAATTCAAAATGATAGATCGGTTGTTTATAATTATTTAGAAAATACTTGGACAACAATGTCTCTTGCAAGAACTTCTTGGGCAGATGCTGACGTTTTTGATAAACCTTATGCAACTAAATATGATGCAACGATGGTTCCAACATTTCCAACCATTAATGGTGTAACTAATGCTAATGGTGCATCTATTTATTATGAACATGAAACTGGAGTTAATGATGTAGATATTTCAGGTACTAAAACAGCTATTCCTGCATACATTGAATCAGGTGACTTTGATTTAGATGTAGAAGGAGATGGTCAGTTTTTAATGAAAATAAATAGATTTATTCCAGACTTTAAAATCCTTACAGGAAATGCTAAAGTAACTTTATTGTTAAGAGATTATCCGTCCCAAACACAAAATAGTCAAATGTTAGGACCTTACACAGTAAGCTCTTCAACAACAAAAATAGATACAAGAGCAAGGAATAGATTAATGAGTATTAAAGTTGAAAATGAAGCTGTCGATCAAAATTGGCGATA